CGAAGAGTATGAACCAAGCTACATTAACTATTATTTCGGAGAAGAACAATTAAAAGAAGTAGAAGAAGAATTAGATAGAATACACAAAAACATGCAAGGTAATATAGAAAAACTAGATGAGTTCTTTAAACAAAATAATGGATATAATGACCAAATGATTATAGATTTTTACTTAGCTAGATATGATGAAACAATTAACGAAGAAGAAGTTAAAGATATGTTAGTTGAATATGCTGACTATGAATTAGGTAATCAGATAGCTAATTGTATAAAAGAAAATGGAGAATGTAGTATTAACTGTGAATTATAATTATGACAAAATTAGTAGATACACCAAAAAATCAACATGAAGCTGTCTTATGGCATCTTAATGAATATGGCACCATTACATCATGGGAAGCAATTAAAGAATATGGAGCTACAAGATTATCAGCTATCATATTTAATTTAAGAAACGATGGTTATCAGATAGATACAAATATGAAAACCAAAAAGAACAGATTTGGTAACTCAGTGAGTTATTCTGAATATACAATTAAATCATATCTACCAGAAACAGGATGGGTAGAAAAACCTTTATTATATTCATATTTAAATAAAATTAATTAATCATGACAGCTAAAGAAGTTAGAACTTATTTAACAGAAACATATGGCGAGTGTAAACACGATGAATATGCTATGGCAGACGCTATAAATCAAACACTACAGGACATGGACTATGACAATGGTTGGGACTTGTTTCATCTATTAGTAGAAAACACACCTATACCACATTTACATACACATAGTTATGGATTTCATACACAAAATGGTAGAGGTATAATAGAAAGAATACAATCTTATTATTATGAGTTCTCCTAAAGAAGAATCTGAAGAAGAAGTACAATTATCATGTTGTGGAGATGAAATGACTGGAATATTTCTAGATATACAAATTTGTCCAACTTGTAAAGAACACCAATAAAAATTAAATAATAAACACATGGAAAACAATTTTAATGACATGACTAATGCAAATTTAGTAGATTTAATTGTATTAATAGACCAAAAGGTTTTTGATATAAAAAACGCTGGTATTGAAAGCGATAAATTAACAGACGAACAAATCGAAAAATGGAAAACAATAAGAAAATCAATAATTAAAAGTTATAATGTATTATGGGAACAAGAAGTTTAACAAGAGTTTTTAGAAAATGGGAAGATAATTTTGGAGACAAAAAAAGAGAACCATTTACAACTATGTATCGTCAAATGGACGGATATTTAGAAGGACACGGACAAGACTTGGCAGAATTTTTAAGTCAATTTACTATTGTTAATGGAATGAGAATGGACGAAACAAGAAAAATAGCTAATGGTATAGACTGTTTAGCTGCTCAAATGTTTGCTCATTTCAAAGATGGTCCAGGTCACATATACTGTATGCATCCTAGTGCTCAAGACTGTGGAGAAGAATATATTTATGAAATAGAAAAAGATGGAGAAGATATACTAATAACAATATATGACATCTGGAAGAACAAAGAAATCTTTCACGGAACTCCTAACGAGTTACTGGAACACATCTCTGTATTATCATAATTATTTGGGGGTCTTTGACCCCCTTTTAATTTTTTATGGTATATTTACCCTCTTAAAATTAAAATATGGAAGATAGAGAAATAGAACAAATACTACTAGGAAAAATTATGCTTGAGTCTAATTTACTAGAAAAATACTCAACAGAATTACATGAAGGATTATTTCAATATCCAATGAGTAAAAATATATTTTCATTAATGTTAAAGTATAAATCAGAAGGAAGCACAATAGATTTATTAACTCTTAGCGAAGGAATGAAAAGCAAAAGTGATAACGCTACAGTTATACTTTCTGACATTGTAAACAAAGGACATTCTCCAGCTAAAGTCTCTTCTTGTATTGAAACATTAGAAAGTATTTTTCAAAAAAATAAACTAATATCTATATCTCAAAGTATTAATAATGGGGTAAGAAATAGAGAAAACTTACATCATATTATAGCTTCTATAGAAAATGAATTGTCTGGTATAAGAATTACTAAAGTTGAAACCTTAGATAATATTTCTAAACAAATATCAGACACACTAAAAGATATCAACAAAAGAATGTCAACAGATGGTTTGTTAGGTATTGCAACAGGATTTGATAAGATTGATAAATTTACAGGGGGCTGGCAAGAAACAGACCTAGTAATCATAGGTGGAGCTTCATCTATGGGTAAAACTAGTTTTGCTCTTGCAATATTATTAAATGCTTGTAAATACTCTAACACTCCGTCTGTGATATTTTCTTACGAAATGAGTAGTAATCAACTACTTAAAAGATTAATATCAATGGAGTCTGGTGTAAGTAACAGTTATATTATTAACGGAACACTTGGTAAAGATGAATATTTAAGGGTTAGTCAAGCTATTGGACAAATAGAGAAACTACCTATAAATATAGACGAGTGCAATATAACATCACTTAATTATCTTAAAAGTAGAATAAGAGATTATGTCACTAAAAAAGATATTAAATTAGTGTTGGTAGATTACTTACAATTAGTGTCACATAATAGTAAAAATTCTAATAGAGAGCAAGAGGTTAGTAAAGTAGCTAGAACATTAAAGAATCTAGCTAAAGAACTGAAAATAACAATCATAGCTTTATCACAACTAAATCGTGGTGTAGGTATGAGAGCTATGGGAAAACCAACTCTATCAGACTTAAGAGAATCTGGAGAAATAGAACAAGCTTCTGATATTGTTATATTAATACATAGACCAGAATATTATGGTATAGAACATGATGATAAAGGAGAAAGTACAAAAGGTATGGCTAACATTATATTTGCTAAAGGTAGAAATATAGGAGTCGGAGAAATACCATTGAAATTTAATAGTGGTTTAACTAAATTTGAAAACGCATGACACTACCAGATAAAATCGTTCTAGGAACAGCGTTAATAATTATACTAATATACGTATCTATAACTATACTAGGTTACATTTGTTTAGCAGTAGTATCATATTATGGTATAAAACATTTTATTAACAAAATTTTGTCGTTAAAAAAATAATATATATATTTGCCAATCACTTAAATAAATAAGTGTCTATGGAAAGTATAAAGAAAAAAAAGACAAAATTTAAGAAAATTGTTAATGAGATAGCTCATGACCTAGGTATAGATAAACAAACTGTACGCAATGTATTAACTTTATTATTTAAAGAAATAGCAATAACACTTATCTTAAAAGGTAAGCCAGTGTTGATTAGAAGATTTGTTAAATTCGTAATAGCATTAAAAGGATATAACAAAATTAAAGAAGATTTAAGTAAAATGAAAACAAAGAAAAAATGAATTTGGAAGATTTAAAGAAAGAACTACCATATAAATGGAGAGTTCAATCATCTAGGTATGGTAAAGCTAATTGTGTAGCTTACATAGACGCTAGAGACGCACAAGACTTATTAGACGAAGTAGTAGGTCCAGACTGCTGGCAAAGTATGTTTTATGAAGAGAATGGATTATTATTCTGTAAAATAGGTATAATAATTGAAGGAACTGATAATTTAACATATAATTGGGTATGGAAATCAGACACAGGATCAGAATCAAAAGTAGAAAAAGATAAAGGTCATGTATCAGATGCATTTAAACGTGCATGTGTATCATGGGGTATAGGTAGATTCTTGTATAGATTACCAATACAAACCTTAACTACAAAACAATGGAAAGGTAAAGACTATCCATATGCTCCTGAAAAAGATAAAATTATATTTGATGGAGATACATTAACTAAATATATTAATTGGAAAATCAAAAACAATAAATAATGGCAAATGATCCTATAAGTAAGTGGGCTAATAATGCTCAAGAAAAAGAAAATAAAAAATATGTAGAAATACATCAAGACAGACCGATGCAAACTAACAGTTTTGATAGTGATTCGTTGGATATATCTGCTGAAGATGTAGAAATAAATAAATTGTATGATGAAATAGAAATGTTAAATAACGACAATAAAAGACTAAGAGAATATAATATTAATTTAAAACTTAGCATAATTGAATCAAAAGAAAAATTACAAAAAATACAAAAAGATGATTTAGATAAGTATTATCTTGATAAAGAAAAAAAACGTAAAAAAAGAAAAGCTGGTAAAGAAATGAAAAAAACTGTTTTACAAGTTATTGGAAAAAAACAAGGTGGTCTTGTTAAGGGTGGTACATCTTCACAAATGACAGGTAAGGAATACAAAGGCACATTTTAAATGGCAGATCGCAGAAAAGGATTTCCGACTATAGAAGAGTCGATTAAATTTTTTGAAGGTATGACTCCAAAACAAAGAGCAGCCATGCGTACACTATCTGAAAATGCAAAATACAATAGAAAAAATAAAAAAGATTATGTAATAGAGCCT